TTTCAATACAATTAAAAATGGTGAATCAAAGGAAAATGTCTTGAACCGGCTTTTGCCATATTTTGAAAATGATATACTATTCACTTTAAGTGAAAATAAGTTGCCATTAATAATCACACATAAACATACTGTAAGAGTATTAATGAAGCATTTATTAAAAATAGGAGAAGAAGATTTTGAAAACTATGATATCCCAAATAAATCAATAATAATTTTATATTTTGATAATGACAATACTTATATTAATAGTAGCATAATTAAATATTAATTTATATTAATTTATATTATATTTAATAATTTAAATCTACATATTCTCGCTTGCTGTTTTCTTACCATGACAGTTACGACATAAAGCGATCAAGTTTTGAACATCGTTTCCACCTCCATATTCTAAACGTATTTTATGGTCAATTTCAAATGTATGGTCTAATTGACTGTGACAATGACCACATTTCCAATCCTGATTAGCTGCTACGTATTTTTTCTTTGTTTCACTTACAGAACGTTTAGTTGCTCCGCGACCTGAACTTGTAATTCTTTGTTCCGAGCAAAAACCAGGAGTTTGAGGTGTAATATTATTAAATGATTCCATGAAACTTGACTCGGATGTGCCTGTAAAATCAATAATAGGACTTAACATATCCATCGAACTTCTATCAATAGGTAGACATTTTACAACATTATTCGCATACAATAACATATCCCTACTTCTTGATGGATTTCTTTTCAAAATATAATAAATTCCTATACCTAATAAAGCATAAAAAATCATTTTATAGTATTTTTTAAAAGACATTAACATTTTTGTATATTTTCCATCAGCATATGCGTTGTATACAAAAAATGCGGTCAAACCTAATACGAATATTTCTAATCTCATTATTATACTATTATGTTAAAATAATAATATAATATATGTTAGTTTAAAATAATCCTTTATTTATTTTCAGAAGGTTATCTATTATTACCATTAGTAGTCATCGCTTCTTGACCATAAGCACCTTGTAACTGAAGTGTTCTCATAAGTTGTCTTTGTTGATTAGTGACTCTGTATATATTTAACATTGCTAAAAGAATAATAATATAAGGCAATAGAACTAAGAACCATGAAATCGAAGTGAACCCTTTCTTACATAGCCATCCTAAAATAAATGTCCAAATAAATGCGAATAATAACTTCCAGAAAGCATACATGATAGAAAGTCCACTAAAAAGACCAATAACAACAGCTATTACAGCAATAGCAAAATAAATTTTTGCTGGAGTACAAAGTTTAGCAAAATCTTTCATTTATACAAATACTTTAGATTTTTATTTTAACGATAAGAAAAATGGTTTCTTAAATTTCTTAATTAATAGTTTTCTCTTAAATATTGAAGATTTATTTTTTCTTCTTGTTCTACCCTTTTTAATTCCACTTGCTAAATTATCTTCAGATTTTATTGATGAAGTTTTTTTCTTACCATATGCTACTATATGTATTAATTTTCCTAATTTTTTCAAATCGTTTAATAAATTATCCATATCAATAGGTTCGTGTCTAGGATTATACATATATTCATTATAAATAAACTCTAATTGTTTGAAAATTTTCAAGTGATTTTCTTTTAACGAAAAATAATTATTATATAGAAGTTCAAGCATTGGATAATAAACGTTTAAAAATCCCCATATATCCACAATTTTTATATAAACATCATTTAAATATTCTCTCAGATTAAGTGAACCATTTTCTTTAAATTTTGTATAGTAAACTAAGACATCAATAATGTAATTAGTTATAATTGGCATGGTTATTTCTGTTTCAACCATTAAAGGCCTACTTTTTTCAGAAATACTTGTAAATAACTTACTATATAACATGTACATAATTTCGTTGATGAATTTGTAATGACCAGCACCTCTTTCTTTCATCCAAAAATTCAAATAATCAATAACAAATGGCCTTAGATCTTCTTCTTCCACTTTTCCGCCCTCTTTTAAATAGTTTGAATATCTCTCGTAAAAAGCATCTGTAAATATTACAACAGAAAAGGGGACATTAAATTGTAAAGGTCTATTTCTCCAATTTCTTGGGAATTGACCTGTAATTCCTGGTTTATATTCAACAGTCAAACCCCAATCTATTAATCTTGCTTTTCCTGATTCGTCAATTAATACGTTTGAATCTTTAATATCACTATGATATATATTTTTATTATTCATGGGAATGATGCCATTTTTCAAAAGTTCTACCAAATATGTATGAACTCTGTACATTTTTTCAAAAGAACCATCCATATATATATAATCATCAACCGGTAATCCACCATTCGGCAAATTTAAAGACATAATTTCATCCAATTTGTTGTTAATATTTGTTTTTGTAATATCGTCTTTTGGTAATGCTGTACATTTTTCACTAAAAGAAGCTAAATCACTTGCTGTCAACTTAGCTGGACGACATAATGTAGCATCATATAATAAGAAATAATCTTCATAATTTGGTATAGAATCCAATTTTTCTTTAATGGAGTTAATTTCTTCATATTCTTGAGTAGCATGTTTATCTGTCATAAGTTTGGATATCTTATTAGACTCTCTTTTTGAAGAACCTTGACACTTTAGAGCTGGATTAAAAACACAACCATATCCACCTGATGCTATTACTTTACCTCCTTTATTATTTATATATTTTTTTTTGGTTTTAGTCATTTATATATAATACATTATATTATTTGTCATATAAATAATAAATAGAACCTAAAATTACCACTAAAATACCTACATATACAAACTTTTTTCTTAACTTATAATGATCTATCAATTTTTCGTTTTGTGATTTATATTGATCGTAATATATAACAAAAAATTCACTTAATGATATTGGTGGTTTTTCCAATTTCTCATTTATTTTATTATGAATAAAATGAACCCAACGAACAAATGAATCTCTGTTGTCTAAATAAGGAGTAATAGGATATTTATCGATTAAATGTTCGAATTCTTTGGATATTTGTTCAACTGGAATAAATAACGGCAAGTTTTGTATAAATTCATAATATTTTTTCTTTGTAACGGCGTTAGGATAATGAGGGTAAGTCATTGCTACAGTATGTAAAAAAAACCAATAATGAGGTCCCCATATTTTAGGATCAAGATATACGGTGGATGACATTAATATTTTAGTATCGTAAAAAAATATTAATGATTAAACTATAATTAATTTAAGTAGTGTGGATTTTCATATAAATATGGATTAGTTGTTATAAATTCATTAATACATAAAGACGGATTTGGAGAACGTTTAGTACAATAATTAAACATACGTGTTGTAGAACCCCTTCCACGTGTACAACCCATATTAATAGCGGGTCCTGTAACTTTAGATGTCGAGAGAAAATGTTTTTGATACAAACCTAAATTAAACATTTTTAAACCAGGCATTTATATATATTTAAAATATAATTTAAACCTAATTTGTTAAATTCATAATAATTATGAATAAAAGTACCAATATTTGTAATAATTGCGGTAAACAAGGACATATGTTCAATCAATGTAAATTACCTATAATTAGTTATGGAATAATAGTTTTTAAATCCAGTCCACAGGGAATAAAATTCCTAATGATTCGTAGAAAAGACAGTTTTGGATATATTGATTTTATAAGAGGTAAGTATTCATTAAATAATTTACAGCAAATAAAAAATATTATTAATGAAATGTCGATTGACGAAAAAAATAGATTATTACAACTACCATTCGATACATTATGGAATGAAATGTGGGGAAATCCAAGCAATATCAATATACAATATAAAAGCGAGGAAATTAATTCCAAGAAGAAATTTGAACTTCTTAAAGAAGGAATATCTATAAATTCAGATGGCACAATTATCAATCTTAAAGATATAATTGATTCAAGTGTAACTTCATGGACTGAAACAGAATGGGAATTTCCTAAAGGAAGACGTAATCAAAAAGAGAAAGATTTAGAATGTGCTTTAAGAGAATTTGAGGAGGAAACGGGAATAGCTAAATCAGATCTTGTATTAGTTGAGAACATTTTACCTTTTGAAGAAATGTTTATAGGTTCAAATCACAAATCTTATAAACATAAATATTTTTTAGCACTAATGGATGAAAAATGTAACACTCTTCCTAATAATTTAAATAATTATCAAAAAACAGAAGTAAGCAAATTGGAATGGAAAACATTTAATGAATGTTTAGAATGTATAAGACCATATAATTTAGAGAAAAAAGAATTAATTAAAAATATTAATAAAGTATTACAAGAATATAGATTATATTCATAATATATAGTATTATGACAGATAATCCAAAAAAGAAATTACTAATTGTTGAATCTACTGATGAGGAAAAATCTAATCTCGATGAATCATCTGAAAAGACTTCAGTTAAAAAAACACAGTCTCCTGCTCCATCTTCGTCTTCATCAACAAATATTCCGTCAACCTCAAGTCGTGAATCTACTAATGAAACAAACTCTGATTTAAATATTCCTATTGATAAAACAGAACTTGAAGAAGAATATAAAAGTTTAGATTGTAATGAAGATAATTTTTTTAAAAATGATTGTAATAAATTTTTACTTAAAAGAGAACTTCTTGAACACCAATATTTATCTCAACATGAAGACGATAATTCTTATTTATATCCTAATTTAAATGATAAAGAGTTTAATATTAAAATAGCGACAAAAAAAGAGTTTAATGATACAAAATATGATGGTACAATTTACGATGACATTAAAAAACAGGCAGATATATTAGCTAAAGCGGATTTTGAACTTCAACCTCATCAGGCTTTTGTAAAAAATTTTATGTCATTTCAAACACCATTTAATAGTTTATTATTGTATCATGGCCTTGGTACAGGAAAAACTTGTAGTGCTATTGGTGTTTGTGAAGAAATGAGAGATTACATGAAACAAATGGGTATTACAAAAAGAATAATTATTGTTGCATCTGAAAATGTTCAAGACAACTTTAAACTTCAACTATTTGATGAGAGAAAATTAAAAGATGTGAATGGTGTTTGGAGTATGAGAGGTTGTATAGGTAACAAACTTTTAAAAGAAATAAATCCTATGAATATGCCTATGCCAAAAGAAAAAGTTGTTAGTCAAATTAAAAATCTGATAAATACTTATTATTTATTCGTAGGTTATGTTCAATTCGCAAATTATATTATTAAAACTATGAATTATGATGAAGAAATTAAAAGACAAAGAGAAGAGAAAAAAGATAAACCTGGACAAAAAGAAAAAACAAAAATTCAAACTCTTAAAGATACAAAAGTTGATTTGAATAGCAGAGTTATAAGGCGTCTTCGTAATGAATTTGATAATAGATTAATTGTTATTGATGAAGTTCATAATATTCGTAAAACAGATGATAATGAAAATAAAAAGGTGGCTATCAATTTAGAATATCTTGTTAAGGCTGCTCAAAATATGAGATTTCTCCTTCTCTCTGCTACTCCAATGTATAATAATTATAAGGAAATTGTTTGGTTACTAAATTTAATGAATACAAATGATAGAAGAGGTAGAATCGAAGTAAGGGATGTATTTGATAAAAATGGTAACTTCAAAGATGGAGGGGAAGAATTATTAATAAGAAAGGCAACAGGTTATATATCCTTTGTTAGAGGTGAAAACCCTTATACATTTCCTTATAGAATATATCCAAATGAATTTGCTCCTAAACATACATTTCCAGAAATTAAATATCCTTCTTATCAGATGAATCTTAAAAAAATTAAACACGACGATAAAAAGAGAATTTTGAGTTTATATTTAACAAAAATAGGTGAATGTGGTAACTGTGGTAAATGTCAATATTGTTGTTACAAATATATTATTTATAATCTTAGAAACAAACGCTTTACAATTACAACTAAATATGGTGTAACAAGAGAAATGCCCAGTTTTGAAAATATGGAATCGTTTGGTTATACATTATTACAAACACCATTAGAATCATTAATTATTTCGTATCCTGTTCCAGGTTTAAAAGATATTTTAGATGATATACCTCCAGATAATTTATCTGATGAATTCTCACCAAGTTTTGACGAAATTACACCAAAAGATGAAGACCAAGAACAGGGTGAAGAAGAACAGGGTGAAGAAGAAGAGCAATCTATTGTTAAAAAGACTTCTTTCAAAACAAAAAAACCATTAGTAGTTGAATATACAGATTCAAGTTCTGAAAAAGAAAAAGTTTCAAAATCTGATAAAACATTAGTTCCATCTGATAGTAAAAGTGAAGTAACTAATAAAACATTAGTTCCATCTGATAGTAAAAGTGAAGTAACTAATAAAACATTAGTTCCATCTGATAGTAAAAGTGAAGTAACTGATAAAACATTAGTTCCATCTGATAGTAAAAGTGAAGTAACTGATAAAACATTAGTTCCATCTGATAGTAAAAGTGAAGTAACTGATAAAATAATTGCGCGTAGTCATCAAGGCATAGAAAGTAAAGGTGGTGAAAATACATCTTCATCATCAGAAAAACGCATGATTGATCCACACCAATTAACTGGCAAAATAGGTTTGGATAGGATGATGACATTTTTAGATAGTAAATCTCCACCAGTTAAAGGTGAGTTTGAATACAAAGCATCCACTTTAAAAAACTACGGTAAAATATTCTCGAGAGAAGAAATTGGTAAATATAGTTCTAAAATCAAAAGTATTCTTGATAAAATATATGATTCCGAATCAGATCGTGTTTCAGAAGGTGTTATATTAATTTATTCTCAATATATTGATAGTGGCTTAATACCTACAGCACTTGCTCTTGAACAAATGGGATTTACTCGTTATGGTCCAACCGGAACTAAACCATTATTTAAGTCAAGACCAACTGAAATTGTAGACGTGAGAACTATGAAACCACCAACAAATAAAAATGACTTTAAACCAGCTCGCTATTCTATTATCACAGGAGACCCTAGATTATCTCCTAATAATGATTTTGAGGTTAAAGGATTAACCGGAGATGATAATAAAGATGGTAATAAAGTTAAAGTGGTTTTGATTTCAAAAGCGGGATCAGAAGGTATTGATTTTAAATTCATAAGACAAATTCACATTCTTGAGCCATGGTATAATATGAATAGAATCGAACAAATTATTGGACGTGGTGTTCGTAATTTTTCGCACTCGTTATTGCCTTTTGAAAAACGTAATGTGGAAATTTTTATGTATGGAACTATTTTAGATAAAAATATTGAAGAAGCGGCGGATTTATACGTATACAGAGTAGCAGAATATAAAGCTATACAAATTGGAAAAGTAACACGTGTATTAAAAGAAACAGCTGTAGATTGTTTAATAAATCACGATCAAACTAATTTTACACAAGAAATTATGTCAGCAAGTTTAAAAGAACCAATTCAACAAGAATTATCAACTGGAGAAACTTTAAAAAATTTTAAAGTGGGAGACGCACCTTTCTCTCCATCATGTGATTATATGGCCTCTTGTAATTATAATTGTAGACCTGATTCTGAAATAGATGAGAGTAAACTAAATGAAGATACTTATGATGAAAATTTTATTGTAATGAATTCAGAAAAAATTTTACAAAGAATCAGAATGCTTTTTAAAGAGTCATTTTTTTATAAAAAAGATGTATTATTAAAATTAATACGTACCCCTAAAGAATATCCTTATGTTCAAATTTTTTCGGCATTAACACAATTAATTGAAGATGAAAATGAATTTATTGTAGACCGTTATGGAAGAAATGGGAGACTAATAAATATTGATGAATATTACCTCTTTCAACCTGTTGAACTTAAAAATAAAAATATATCCATTTATGATAGGTCTGTTCCAATAGATTATAAACATGATATGATTAATTTTCAATTGAAGCAAAACATAGTAAAACCCGTTATTGACAAAAGAAATATTAATAAAGCTGTTCTTGAAGAAGAATTAGAATTCACAGAAGGTAAAAATATAGTAGAAGCAATGAAACTAAATTACAATATCAGTATTGATTTTTTAAAGCAAACTAAAGTTCCGAGAGGAGATGATAATTGGTATAAACATTGTGGTATAGTGATGAAGAAAATGTCAAAAGAATATCCCGAATCAAAAAAATATTTACTTTACTATTTAGTATCGCATATGATTGAATTACTATTATTCGACGACAAATTAAATGTGATGAATTATATTTATTCTCTCGAAACCATTCCTCAAGACTCTTTTGAAAAATATATTAAGAACTATTTTGAAAAAAATACTGTATTAACAAAAAAATTTAATGTATTTATTGGTTACAAGTTAAATAAAAGAATGATTATGATATTAAATGATAAAAATAAATGGATAGAAGCTTCTCCAGAAGATCAACGTGAAATTGCTTCTTCTAAGCAAATGCAAGATTTTTTAGCATTTAACAGTAGTGATTATAATACAATTGTTGGATTTATTGGATACGAAAAAGGTAATAAAGATTTAGCATTTAAAACAAAAAATATGACTTCTAAAAGAGATACTGGAGCAAGATGTGACCAAGCAACAAAAGCTAAAAACATTTCTAAATTAAATGAAATAGTTGGTGAAGTGAAATATACTCTTGAAAATACAAAGGCGGTTAAAGATAGAGATGGTAATATAATTTCTGAAGCAGTTGGTAATGATGAACTGTGTGTAATTGAAGAATTTATTCTTAGATATTTTAATTCAATCGAAGAAAAAGGTAAAAAATGGTTCTTCACTCCTGAAATGGCAATTTATCATAAACTTTATACAATTTTCGTTTAAATTTTAATTATATTAAATAAAATTGAAATTAAATATAATTAAAAGATTATATGTATATAGAATATAATGGAACCTATTTCTAAAACTACACAATTTAAAAAAAAGAAGGATACAAAATTACAAACTATATATTCAAGATGTCTTTTGACAAGAAAAATAATCTTGCCAATAAATTTTATTGGAAAAAACTTAGACGATGTAATTGAGGAATATATTCATAATAATTTTGAAGGTAAATGTGTTGTTGAGGGATATGTTAAACCTAATTCAGTTAAAATTATTCGATATTCAAGCGGATTAATCGAACGTGGTAATAATATTGTTTTTGAAGTTGTTTTTGAATGTGACGTATGTTTTCCTGTTGAAGGAATGTTAGTTTCATGTGTTGTTAAAAATATTGTAAAGGCTGGTATCCGTGCGGAAAGTTCAACTGAAACACCATCTCCTGTAGTAGTTTTTGTTGCGAAAGATCATCATTTTAATAATCAACAATTTAATGAAATACAAGTTAATGATACCATTACAGTTAGAGTAATTGGTCAACGTTTTGAATTAAATGATAAATACATATCTATTATTGGTGAATTAGTTAAAGAAAAAGATTTTGTATTAAAACCAAAACAACCCGTTAAACCAAAATTAATTATCGAAGATTGAAAATTTATATAAAAATTAATTAAAATTTATATTTTTTTATATTAATATAAAAACATATTGATAAAGTAGTATAATGGAAGCAACTGTATCAACAAATGATGTAAATAATTATTCAGTTAGTGAATTAAATTATTTGAGAGAAGCAATTGAAAATATGAATAAATTTAATCAAGTAGAGGTTTTAAGGCTATTTAATAAATATAAAGACGTAATATTGAATGAAAATAAATATGGTATTCATATTAATCTATCTGAACTTAAAAATGAGGTTCTGGATGAATTAACTCTTTATGTTAAATATGTTAATAACCAAGAGAAGACCTTAAATGTAGCTGAACAAAAAAAGGAAGACTATAAAAATACATATTTTACAAAAGATATTAAAGATAATAGCAAAATTAATAAAGTAGAATAATGGAAACAATTACAGATTTTGAGCCTTATATTTTAAATGAAAATAATATGATGTCTTATTTAAAATATAAATTTAAGGATGAGTCAAACATTAAAAAAATATCAGAGAAAAAATGTGAGAATGTTGTATCGAAAAAATCATCTATTTTTTGTCCAAAAGAAAATGACTCGTTGTTTTGGTGTTATTATATTATTTTGAATGGTGATACATCATATGAAATGTTAAATGTAAAAAATGTTTTGGTAGAAAAATCGCATAAGTTTGAATATGTAACTAAAATTAGAACAAATAAACAGATTGTTAAAACATATAAATTTGATACATTAACCAATATTGAAAGTAACTTGGCAAATGATGAACTAATTAATATTAAAACTATTATGTCACTTTCAGCAATTGACAGAATAAATATTATATTTATAAGTAAAAATACATATTTCGAATTATTAATGAATGATGATAAACCAATTTACGTTATAAGGGAAATAGCATTACAATCAAAATATAAAAAAAAATATGGTTATGAAATGGCTGATAAAAAACAGCTTGAAGAAATTAGAAAAACATTATATAGAGTAGAAACATTAGATAAGCCAATAAAAGCTTTGTCATCCTATAAAGTTCAAGATTTAATTGATATATGTAATAAATTAGCAATCGAAGTTATAAATAAAGAAACTGGTAAAACAAAGACAAAAAATGAATTGTATGAATCGTTAATACAGTATTTTTAAATTATTAAAAAATTGAACTATAATTTAAAAATATGTCTAATTATATATATAATAATGAATACCAATAATAAATCAAACGATTCAAATTTAGAGGTAATAAGTAAAAAATCTAATGATAAACAAGGCAAAAAACCTCTTGATGGACCAAAAACCCCAGAAAGTATACCTCCACCACCAGCTCTTGACGAAAATTTAGGTAAAAACAAAAGTGAATTTAAATCAGGTTCATCAAAAATTGCTATTATCATTCCTTTTCGAGACTCGGAATCTTCTAAACCAAGAACAAGACAACTTAATAAATTGACAGATTATTTTCAGTCATATTTGGCTGGATACAACTATAAAATTTTTGTAGTCGAACAATCGGAAGATAGACGTAAATTTAATCGCGGACAACTTCTAAATATTGGATTTGAGATTGCTGATTCGCAAGGATATGATAATTTTATATTCCATGATGTTGATTTGTTACCATCTCCTGAATTAAAAGAATATTATATTAATACACCAACAGATAAACCTGTTCATATTGCTGCTGTATGGGACCGATACAATTCTAATCCAAGTTACTTTGGTGGTATTGTTTCTTTCAATAGAAATATGTTTAACAAAATAAATGGATATCCTAATAATTTTTGGGGATGGGGAGGAGAAGATGATGAGTTATTAAAACGTACGAAAAAATTCTATAATGTAGTTAAACCATCAAAAGGAAAAATCCAAGATTTAGAAGGCTTGAATCTAACTCAAAAATTAGAATATTTGAGAGAAAAAAATTTAAAATTCATGAAAAAGAGAGAAGCATTAGCAGAACATGAGGCTACTTGGAAAAAAAATGGTTTAAGCGATTTAAATTATGTACAAATAGAAGATAAATCATGTGGTCCAAAATGCGAACTAATCAAAGTGGAGCTAAATAGTGATTTAGATGAACCCTTATTAAAAGAACAGGGAGAAGCATTACAACCTTCCAAAGATGTTCCACAAGAATTATTCCGACAAGATCTTCAAGGTGAGTTGGAAGAATTAAAAAAGATAACTCCTCCAGAAGCATTTAATAAATTAGTTAAGATGTTTTATGATCTGAATCTTTACTTGATGAATTCGAAACAAGGTAACAACGAATTAGAAGTGAGATTTGGTACTAAAAATTTAAGAGATGTAAAACGTTTAACCAAAAATGATTATGACAACGTTGTAAAAACTTTAAAATCATTCGGATTTAATACATTAAATCCTTTAGGTATGCCATCTCTTCGTATTAAATGTGAGTATTTAGATAGTGTAACTGGTAGATTTAAAATGTCTGATATAAGAACGGAAATAAATGGTATAATAGGAGTAGAAAAGTATTGTAAAAGCAACGATATTAAATCTGTATACAAACAAGTTGGCTCACAAGTAGAAGTGAACTTTGTAAATAAAAGACCTTTTATTAGACCAGAAGATAAAAAATTAGTAAGACCTGTTGATATGGATGATTTTAATTTTAGAGTTTCGTTATCTACAGAAGATAATGTTAGTAAAAATATTGAAAATTATATAATAGAAAATTGGCGTAAATCTAAAAAAGAATTTAGATATGTAAATCGTGTAACATTTGAACATGATGAATATCCTGTTAGAATTGACCTAAGTATAACAAAAACAGGCAATAAAGGAAAGGACAAACGTGGTTTTGATTATATTATTCCAGTTAGCTCGATTGAGGAATCAAATGTTTTTAATAACCCAGAAGTCTATGAAATTGAAATTGAAGTAAATAATAAATTAGTAGGACCTGGAACCAATTATCAGACACCAGAACAATTATTAGTGGCACTTAGAAAAGTTATAAAATATGTATTATCTGGTTTACAAGGAACCATGTATCCAATTTCCTATCCAGAACAAAATGAAATTCTAAGAGATTATATGAAAATGATATGGGTAGATGAATATGAGCCAGCAAGATATATTAAAAGTCAAAATTTTATAGGTCCAAATTCGATTACATTACAAATAACTAATATTGCTCCGTTAGATGAAAATTCAGAAATTCCAAGTGTTAGAAAAGATTTTGTAGTTACTGATAAAGCAGATGGTGAAAGACATTTGATGTATATTTCAAAAACAGGTAAAATATATTTAATTAATACAAATATGGATGTAAAATTTACTGGAGCAAAAACTACCAGTGAAGAATGTTATAATACATTACTTGATGGCGAACTAATTTCACATGATAAAAATGGAAAATTTATTAACTTGTACGCGGCTTTTGATATATATTATCATAAAAACAAAGATGTAAGAAATTATACATTTATATTGAAAGAAGAAGAATCGGATATTAATAAATCCAGATTAAATTTATTAGAAAAATTAAAGTATTTAATAAAACCCGTATCTATTATGGATACTTCTAAGTCTTCTGATGCTAAAAGCTTTAAAAATGCGATGGATAAATATAGAAAAATGGAGATTTCACCAATTCGTTTTGATGTAAAAAAGTTTTATCCGATGTCATCTAAACAAACTATATTTGATGGATGTAAAGAAATATTAATGAAAGAAAAACAAGATTTATATGAATATGAAACGGACGGATTAATCTTTACACATATGTTTTATGGTGTAGGCTCTAATATTATTGGAAAAGCTGGACCAAAAACAAAAATAACTTGGGATTATTCTTTTAAATGGAAACCGCCTCAATTTAATACTGTTGATTTCTTAGTAACAACGTTGAAGTCACCCACAGGTGAAGACATTATAAAATCATTATTTGAAGATGGTGTATCTACATCTCAATTGATACAATATAATGATTATAAAGTTATTGAATTAAGATGTGGTTTTAGTGAAAAAAATGATGGTTATATAAATCCTTGTCAAGATATTATAGATGACAAACTTCCTGAATATAAACCGCGTTTTGAAGACCAAACAAGTAAATCAAATGATTATGTACCAAAAAGATTCTATCCAACTGAGCCATATGACCCTAATGCTGGTATTTGTAATATTATGTTACAATTAGACGATTCTGGTTCAAAGCAAATGTTTACAAAAAGTGGCGAAGTTATTACCGATAATACTATAGTTGAATTTGCTTATGATATAGATGTGAAAGAACAAGGATGGAATTGGAAACCTTTGCGTGTTAGACATGATAAAACAGCTAAACTTCGAAGAGGCGAAAAAGAATATGGTAATTCTTATAAAGTTTGTAATGAAAATTGGAAATCCATTCATCCAACTGGAAGAATAACAGAAGACATGCTAATGACTGGTATTGGTATACCGGATGTTAGTGTAAGCGAAGATATTTATTATAATACACCAGCAGGTAAAATGAAGACGGAAGCTTTAAAGAATTTTCACAATTTATATGTAAAGAAAATGTTAATTAGTGGAGCTTCTAAACAAGGTGATACATTAATTGATTTTGCGTGTGGTAAAGCAGGTGATCTTCCTAAATGGATTAGTTCCAGATTATCTTTTGTATTTGGTATTGATTATTCTAAGGATAATTTGGAAAACCGTTTAGATGGTGCTTGTGTTAGATATCTTAAAGCAAGGAAAATGAATAAACATATGCCTTACGCATTATTTGCGCACGGTAATAGTGCGTTCAATATTAGGGACGGAAGTGCGTTATTAAATGATAAAGCTAAACAAATATCAGCTGCTGTTTTTGGAAATGGACCAAAAGATGCGGATAAAATTGGAAAAGGTGTTGCCAAGTTATATGGTAAAGGTGACAACGGATTTAATGTGTCTTCTTGTCAATTTGCTATACATTATTTCTTTGAAAACCCAGATACTTTAAAAGGTTTCCTTAAAAATGTAGCAGAATGTACAAAACTAAACGGTTATTTCATAGGAACGTCTTATGATGGTAAGGTTATATTTAATAAACTCAGCAAAATTAAAACTGGAGAAAGTATTCAAATAGTAGATCAAGGTAAGAAAGTATGGGAAATTATTAAAGATTATGGAGCAGATAATTTTGAGGATGATTCAAGTAGTATTGGTTATAAAATAAATGTTTATCAAGAATCTATTAATCAATTTATCTATGAATATCTTGTCAACTATGATTATTTAGATAGACTTATGGATGCTTATGGATTCAAATTAATAAATAGAGAAGAAGCAAATGAAATGGGATTGCCAGATGGTTCAGGATTATTTAGTGAATTATTTATTAATATGTTGGATGAGATTAAACGTAACAAATTTAAAGCGACTTTATTTGGAGAGGCACCAAATATGACTACCTTTGAAAAAGAAATATCATTCTTAAATAGATTCTTTGTTTATAAAAAAGTTAGAGAAGTGAATATTGATAAATTAAAACTTGAATTAGGAGAATATGAAGAAGCTATTATTCAAAGAGAAAAAGAAGATACTAAAAAAGCGGTTGTTGTAGCCAAAGAAGAAGATATTAAAATAAAACCAAAAGTTAGAAAATTATCCAAAAAAATATTACTTGTTGCTGCTACTGAAGCGGTTGATGAACCAGCAAAAAAAATCGAAAAAGCTATAGAGAAAAAGCAAAGCAAATCAAAAGCTAAAAAACTGTTGATTATAGAGGATGACGAATAAAATTAACTATAAATTCGTAACAAACTTAAATAAAAATTATATTATATAATAAGACTAATGAGTTATTATATATTACCAAAAAATATTAATGTAATCAACGTTAAACCGAATTCTTCTACTAATATATGTAATCCTTATATAACAGTTACATTATTGAATTATTACCAACAAATTAAAAATCAAATAATTCAAATGTTTAAAAATGATTGTGATTTGTCAGATAATTCATTTGATGACGCAATTAAACTGATAAATCCATATGAATTTATTTTTTCAAAGGTTCCTGGTTCCAAATTTTCGGTTAGTAAATTAAAACCAAAAACCAATATTTTTTATGATCTTCTTGAAATATTTAATAATAACAATATTTTTGATTCTTTAAAAAATACTAAACCTATTAAAATAATTCATGTTTCTCCTAATTTTGAAGATTCAATTGAATGTTTTGATATTTATAGAGAGGGATATAATGATTCACATATTTGTATTGAAAATATAGATATTGACAATGATAGTTTAAAAGAGATAAAAGCGGATTTTATATTTTATGAAACAAATTTGGATAATTATATTTATTCATGTGTTCAGTCACTAATAATAATTCTTAAAAATCAAAGGAAAAATGGTAATTGTATTATCAAAATAAATCATACATTTGATAAACCTGTTATTGATATATTATATTTTTTAACTTCTTTGTATGAAAAGGTTTATGTAAGCAAACCAAGTACAAATAATATAACTTCTTTTGATAAATATATAATATGTAAAAATTTTTTATTAGATGAAACAGACAATTACTATTTGAGGATTAACTATTTAAATCTCATAATATTTTTGAAAAGACTGGATAATAAAAATATTACCGAAATTCTTGATTTCCAGTTACCATATTATTTTAAAAATAAAATAGATGATTTGAATAATATAATAGGTCAACAACAATTAGACGCATTAGATCAAATTATTAATATATATAAAAATAAAAATAAATTAGATAAAATTGAAAACATAAAAAAAAATAATATTCAAAAATCTGTTTCTTGGTGTGAAAAATATAAAATACCTTGTAATAAATTTTCGGATAAAATCAATATATTTTTACCAATTATTAATGAAATATTGTAATATCTTATTTATTATAAGGAGCGCTGCCACTTGTGGTATTATATGTATTCGGTGATTGAGAGAAATGATTAGTACTAATAATAGTTCCTGGATAATATCTGTAAGGACTTGGTTGTGAAAGAGGATTTTGATATTGTGGTAATTGTCTTTGGAATCGACAATATTTCTTATTTTGGAATTGACCAGACTGTCTGAAATTGAGTGGCCACGGTGTATTACAAGTTGGAGCTTTATTTTTATTTAAGTTAACAACATTATTAGCATCTCCAGCATATAATTGATTTGCTGTTACAAGAAGTGGACCAGTATTATTGTAATTTTGGATTGATGCGGCGTTTGTAGAAATAGTATCTACATTCAATTTTAATATTCTTGTAGAACTTGATACAGCTCCTTGTTTGGCAAATTGATAGTTATTAGGTTTGTATACAGTTAATTGACATCCGGCAGGATTTGTTGGTCCAGATGGAGGCATTCCCCAATAAGGATTATTTATAAATACTTCAAATACAACAGTTGCGGATTGTCTTTGACCTTCTGGTAATCCTTGTATCCAATCAAAGAATCCTTGAATAGAATTAATTCCTGTCTTCTCAAATGCTTCAAATTCTGCTTGAGTTATAATATTTTCATTCAACATAATAGCAAGCATTTGATTTATAAATGCCAGTTCAGAACCTTCATATAATTGTGTATTTAACTGGCAATTTGCTAAATATGTGTTAGCTAAAGCTAATGGACTACCAGGAGTTGGACCTTTATTTCCATCTACAGAATAATAATAAGGATTATTATTACCATAAGGTCCAGCTTCGTTTGTTCGATAAGATAAAAAGTTAAATGCTTTTTGGTCAAATGTTTTACATCTATTTTGTAAATATTGCTTTGTTGTTGTATAATAATTTTTTTTTAGATTGGTGCTCGCATATATAACTCTTTGTTTAGCGAATCGTTCTTGATTACAACACAAAATAGTATTTGTTGTATTTTTTTCTGGGTCTTCTAAAAGATTAGAAATATTTGGTTTATAAGAAGCTACTATACCAATACCTTCACAAGTTTTACAGTTAGAATCCAATTGTGTTGTACCATCTATTTCGTCTGTAGGATTTTGTTTAACAATATATGCGCCTGGAGAGTTCAACATATCATTTAGTAAACCAGCACTACTGTTTCCACCATTACCTAAGGCTATTGGTGTACTTGATTTTACAAATCTGTTAATATTATAATTTATCAAACCGTTCTCGTTTATATTTAATGTTACATCATTAATAGGACTATTTACAACCAAATTAGGGACACCTTCGATGGGAGCTGGTGGTATAACTCTACCTTTTCTAAAATGTTTAATTGGTCTTGGTAAACCAAAACCTGTTTCAAAAACATTACCAGGGTCTTTATTTGTGAGAGGTCTAATATGACCAGGCGCTGTTCCTACAGGAAAACTATTAATACCAGTACCTTTCCAAGGTATAAATTGTTTATTATAATATGTACTTCTATGTGTATAACCTGAAGCAGGCATAGAATTCATTCCTAATGGATAAACTGCTGATGACATTTATATTATTATTGAAGAAAATAAAAAGTAATAGTATTATATAAATGTTGACTTTGGTAAATATATTAATATTGTTTTTCCTATTTTTAATTTTATATCAAATATTTTTAGCAAGTAACATAATTGAGGGACTTGAAAACCAGTATCAGCCTTATGATACAAATAATCCAAATAATGCTCTTATTTTGGCACAAAAAAATGCCGGGAATATATTATATTTAAAAGAACGTTTAGATTCTATTCAAAATGACAGCACGAATCAACAATTACAAGATTTAAGTGGAAATGTACAGACACTACAAACTCAAGTAAATGGTTTGGTTCAAGCACAGCAAGATTACGCAAACCAAATGACAGGAGGAAGTGCTCCACAAGTTACTGGAACAACAAGCGATGATAGTACTATGAATGAACAATCCAGCGATTATACAAGTAATTTAGTAACTGATTAGAAATAATTTTAAAAATAAATATATCTGTATAAATTAGTATAATGTCTAATTTATTTCATGAAGTTTTAACGGATGCTCAAGGTGTAGAAAATAAATTATTAGGACCATCGTATCCTTATTATCAGAATATCAAGATGCCGTCTCAAATTGGTATGGGAACTAAAGGTTCTATTCAACAAATGTCTAAAGATATCGATGGTTTGATTCAGTATGTAGAAGTATTAGTTACAGGTAAAAGTAAAGCATCCGCAACCGGTGGTCCTTTAGGTAACAAATTTTTCTTAAAAACAGGCGCAAAATGTGCCGCATTAGATACTTGTACTGACCCAAGTAACATAATTGAGGGACTTGAAAACCAGTATCAGCCTTATGATACAAATAATCCAAATAATGCTCTTATTTTGGCACAAAAAAATGCCGGAAATATATTATATTTAAAAGAACGTTTAGATTCTATTCAAAATGACAGCACAAATCAACAATTACAAGATTTAAGTGGAAATGTACAGACCCTACAAACTCAAGTAAATGGTTTGGTTCAAGCACAGCAAGATTACGCAAACCAAATGACAGGAGGAAGTGCTCCACAAGTTACTGGAACAACAAGC